GAGGATTCCATACAACCCATTTACGAACGTACTTCTCGTTCGAGCGGGTATACCTACTACTCCTCACTATACCATTTGTATATCGGAATAATTTCCCGAGATGCCAAAGGAATAGTGCCCTTGAGTCCGTGCAATGTCCTACGGTGCTTTTAACTACAAGCGCCTTAGTATAATTGACGTACGTAAGGGTGTTACTTCTTCTACCACCATATTTCCTACGAAGGGAAATAAGGTTAGCATCATAAGCAGCAGATGGAGTAATCCATACGCCACTCATGGTGTCTTCGGAGAAAGGAGTGATCAGAAGTTTATGATCCTTAATTAGATTAAGGACCAGCTTCATCATCGCCCCGTGCTCTTTGTAAAAACAAAGTGGAACTAAGCCATTAACTAGATGGCAAAGTTCGGTTTGGAGTAATGAGTCCTTCCTTATATAAAAAGGAGTGACGTCAGTGCCCCAAAACCAATTCGCACCGCAAGATTCCCGAAAGGGACCCTCAAAGTGCGATTTCTTTTTGTTTACAGAGAAACCGAAGATTCGAAGAAGCGCTAACAGACGTTTGACGTATTCTTTTCTTATGATGATATCATCACCATAGACAAGATGGTCAGACGAGCCGCTAGCATAACAAAAAGCAGCGAAAATCAGAGTTTCGAGTGAAAAGGTACTACCATTCCCCATACTGGAGAATTTGTGGTACTTCTTCACCTCCCCAGAAGGGAGTTGATAATACTCACTTCTGATATCGTCAAGGAATGTGTGCCATCTATCTTCAAATAGAAGATGGACCACAGCCCGAGAGATAGAGTCAGAAGCAGAACTCAAGTCAATGGTCGCCCACTCATCAGTGAGAGACCCTTTTCTTGCGAGTTCTTGATTTCCAGACTGCGAAGACAGATCTATCAAAGTGCGCTTTCGCAAGCGCTCTTTGCAGAAAGCATCGAAGGCCAATTGCAAGCTGACGTTTGCCGTTGGTTCGCATGCTATCGTTCGACCTGTCTTGTAGTTTTTAGGTACTACTTCAACTCGATTCCAGGCCACCCTTTTATATCTAAGTTTATATCCATAATGATTGGATAAAGCTTTGATATAAGGATAAGCTCTGGGAGTCACCCCCACTTGTCGTGTTAACTTCAAGTGAGGCATAGCCCGGCGACGAGGGAGGTCTTGTGTAGCACCTCCTGTTACCCTTATCATTTCTGGTAAAGAATTGATAAAGGGCTCGTATGGTCCTATGATTCGAGATACATACCGCCTCATATCTGTAATACATCTACCTAAC